AAAAGGTAGAGATATCTGAATTTGAAAGAGATAAATTTAAAACTAAACTATTAGCTTTTGCTCAAGATTACTTTGCTTATTTAATTAAAGAGGCTTTATCAAAAATAACAGATGCGATAAAAGCAATACCAGGATTGGATAAGATAATAGCATTTTTAACATTTGATTTTTGTAAGTTTTTAGAGTTAATAGGTGTACCAAAAACTATTGCATTACCAGAAAGTATAATAGAAGAAGTACCAAATACAAAAGTAAACCCACTTCCTAACGCAATAACTGTTGAAGAAGGTGGATAAAGAGTATAAATAGTATTATGGCAGGATTATATACAGGAGATAGACAAATATCGGGCAATTTAGAACAAGCTAAAATTGTTTCTAAAAAGAAGGCTCATCGCGACTTAGATTTATCTTTAAAAATACATCCAATACGAAAAGATATAATACCACTAAAAGATGATGCTGCTGTAAAAAATGCAGTAAAAAATTTATTAATTACTAATTTTTATGAAAGACCATTTGGTGATGATAAAGGAGCTAATTTAAGAGGACTTCTTTTTGAGCCAGTTGGTGTAATAACTAATATTGAGCTCAGAGATAATATACGGTCGGTTTTAAGAAAATATGAACCAAGAATTAGAGTTAATAATATCGATATTATTGATATATTTGATTCAAATCAATATCGAATAGAAGTAAATTTTACTATAAAACAAAGTAATCAAAATGCTATGGTTGAAATAGTACTAAGAAGGTTAAGATAAAATGGCAACAAATTTAAACGTAACGGAACTAGATTTTGCAGATATAAAAAATAATCTCAAAAACTTTTTAAAACAACAATCAGAATTTAACGACTATGACTTTGAAGGAGCAGGGCTTAATGTCTTATTAGATGTATTAGCTTATAATACACATTATAATGCATTGAATGCGCATTACTCATTAAATGAAGCATTCTTAGATTCAGCTCAGATAAGAGGTAATGTAGTCACAAGAGCAAAATTACTTGGTTATACACCAAGATCAGTCTTATCTCCAAGAGCTACAGTAGATATAGTTGTTGATGTTTCAAGTGTACAGGGACAGGTAGAAAATACTTTAAATATTAGTAGAGGTACTAAATTAAATACTATAGTAGGCGGCGAAGAATTTCAATATATAGTATTAAATACACAAACAGCAGATTTAGTAGGCAATAAATATACATTTAGTAATGTATCTGTTGCAGAAGGCACACTTAGAGAATTAAAATATAGAGTTGATAATGATATTGAGAATCAAAAATTTCAACTAAATGATTTTAATGCTGATACTAGTACGTTACGTGTACGGGTACAGTCAAATGCTGCAGAAAATGATTTTGAAGTATACACTAAGTTTGAAACACTAAGAGGTATAGATTCAACTTCAAAGGTTTATTTTTTACAAGAAAACGCAGCTGGATATTATGAAATATATTTTGGTGATGGCGTCACTGGATTTAAACCAACAAATAATAATATCGTTACTATTGATTATGTTATTACATCTGGTGAAGAAAGTAATGGATCAAATGATTTTACTATGGTAGATAAAATTGGCGGTTTTGATGCTAATAAGCCTACAACTATTGTTGCAGCATCTGGTGGAGCTAAAGCTGAAACTTCTGAATCAATAAGATTTAACGCACCACTTACTTTTATCGCTCAAAATAGAGCTGTCACATCGGATGACTATGCATCTATTATTAAAAAAGAATTTTCAAATATAGATTCAATATCAACATGGGGCGGTGAAGATAATGATCCACCTGATTTTGGTAGAGTTTATATAGCTATAAAACCTTTATTAGCAGAAAAATTAACAGACGGCGAAAAAACTCAAATTATCGAATCTATATTAAAAGGTAAAAATGTTGTATCAATCACGCCAGAAATTGTTGATGCTAATTTTACAAATTTAGAATTGGATGTTAACTTTAAATATAATCCTAATTTAACTGATAGAAGTTCTGTTGAATTATCATCAGTTGTAAGAGATACAATAACTGATTATAACTTTAACAATTTAAACAAGTTCGACGGTGTGTTCAGACACTCACAATTAACAAGAGCCATAGATAATAGTGACCCAGCTATTTTAAATACTATTATCAGACCTAGAATGTTCCAAAATATTACACCAATAAATACAGCAGAAAATACTTTTAATTTAACATTTACATCTCCATTTTTTCAATCGGGAGATTCAAAAAGATTTGTATTAAATTCATCATCATTCTTAATAAATGGTGTACAACATTTCTTTGGTGATGAACCTATATCTGGAAGTACTAAGAGAAGAGTATTTGTATACAAAGTTGTTGATAGAGTAAATATTACAGTTATAGCTGATGCCGGAGAATTAGATGCAGAAAACGGTAAAATTACTTTAAGAGGTTTTAGACCTGATACTACAGCAGCTATTAAATTAACTTTATTGCCTAATTCATTAGACTTAGCTCCAAAAAGAGATCAATTACTAAACATTGATAATGCTTCAGTAGTTATAACTCCAGAGATAGATACTATTGCAACCTCAGGTTCTGCAGGTTCTATAAATTATAAAACAACATCAAGATTTAAATAATAATGGGATATAAAAAGACATTAACGCCAGGTGCTATTGAAATAGAACAAGGCACTTTGTCTGATACTAAAGAAGATATTCGTCTTGATCAATTAATACCATCAGAAATATTAGAGAATAAAGAAAAGCTTGATAAGTTTTTACAAGCTTATTATACATTCATGAATATGGATGAGTTTATATTTCAAGAAAATAATACTTTTAGTGATATAGTATTAAATGGCCAAGCTCAATTTAGAATATCTGATCCAAATAATGATAATAATAAGTTTTTTACTGATGAATCAGGTGCAAGTTCTACTTTATTAATAACAGCACCTAATGGTACAATAACTAACATTCCTTTAAATTCTATTAACGTTGCTATTACAAATGGTAATGATTTGCCAGGTACACTTTCAAAAACAACATCTGAAATTGGTAAAACATTTACTGTGACTGGACTAGAAGCTCATAACAATTCTACAGCAAAATTAACTACTATACAAAAAAATTGGGTAGGACCTGGACCATCATATGTAATGAATACAATTGAACAGGCTATGGATATTGATACTAATGATGAAGGTTATTTAGAATTAATGCAAAAAGAAATTGCTGCCACAATCCCAAGAGGCGTCACAGTAAATAAAAGGACTCTCTATAAACAAATCATAGATTTTTATCGATTAAGAGGTACTACAGATTCTATAGAAATATTTTTTAAGATATTATTTAATGATTTTGCAGAGATTGAATTTCCATTTGAAAAAGTATTAATACCTTCATCAGGTAATTGGGATGTAAACCCAGCACTTTCAAAAGGTGGTCAATATTTAGACAATAAAGGATTTTTATCAGATAGCATTAAGATACAAGATAGTTTTAAATTTCAAAAATTTTCATACTTAATTAAAACAGGTAAAAATATTAGTGACTGGGAACTATCATTTGACAGATTAGTTCACCCAGCTGGATTTATTTACTTTGCAGAAATATTAATATTTTTACAATTAACTAAAGATGTTTTAGGAGATGATGTTTTTAATTCAGCTGATTATATTGACTTTAATCCAGATGGTACAAGAAGTGGTAGAATAAGAACAGATGAATTAGGGTTATCATTTAGAAAAGTTTTATCTGCATTACCACAAAGACAGCCAGGTATAATAGGACCAGAAGATATACCACTAATTGTTGAAATGTTTGTTTCAGCATTTTTACCTCAAACAAAAGTTAATATTCATAAATCAGGTACTGTATCTTTACAATTAAAAAATGGTGTGATAAATGCTATAACAATAACAAATGGTGGTAGCGGATATTTAACAGCACCTACAACAGCAAATAACAAAATTACTACATCTGATAGCTCTGCAGCATCAGGACATACAAAAGCTACTATTACTACTACACTAACTAATGGTAGTGTAGGAAACCCAAATGTAGTAGAAGGTGGTAGAGATTATGGCTCGCCTGTAATTACTTTTGCAGCACCCGCACCAATAACATTTGATGGAAGTGATGATGAAGTTGCTGGAACCGGTATTATTAATATATCAGATAATACTATTAAATTAACAAGTGCTCAACAAGCTGCTTTACCGGTAAATGCTATAGTGACTTATGCTACAACTGGCGGTGCAATACCTGGATTAGTTTCTGGACAACAATATAAAATACATACATCAAGTGGTAATAAAGTAAAACTAAAAAGTTTAACAGGTTCAAGTGTAATTAATATAAGTGGTGTAGGTTCTGGTGCAAATCATTCGTTTACTGGAGTCACAGCAACTGCAACTGCTACAGTATTAAATGGTTCATTAAGAAGTATATCAGTTGTAGAACCAGGCTTTGGATATGCAAGTGCACCAACAATTACATTTAATGGTATTGCTATAGATGGTTTGACAGGTGTAGCACCTAGTGTCACTATAGGGATTAATGCTAATGGTTCATTAGATAAAAGTAATATTACAATAAATTCTGAAGGTTCTAATTGGTCTAATTTATTTGGTAGTGTAGCAGCAAATACAAATGTAGGTAAATTAGCAAGCATAATTTTAACAGGAACATCAAATAAAAAATTTAGAACAAGCCCTTCCATATTATTATCAGCACCTACTGCAAAAGATAGTGATGGTAATCTATTGTCTACAAATGTAAATGCTACAGCAAGATTTAATTTAGAACCTACTTCAGTATCACATATTGATATGTTGAATGGAGGCAGTTCTTATACATCACAACCAACCATAACATTCTCAAATCCAGAAACAAATTATACAGCAACCCCATTGTTTACTGAAGACTATGAAAATACTAGTGTAGGTTCAGCTGCTTTTACTGTTAATCCTTGGAAAATTATCGATAATGATGGTACTCCCGCAGGAATACATCATACTTCATCAATAGTGACTGAGGGTGGAAGTAAAGTTTTAAAAATACAAACCAGCTCTCTTGATACAAATGCTTCAGGTACTGTAGGTGGTGTAGTATATGAATTAAGGTTGGAATCGCCAAACTTTGTAAACAGAATAAATGGAAATACAATTAAAGTAAAATGTAAAGCTAAAAAAGCAAGTAGTAATGGAGCATCGTTTTTTGAAATGGCTTATTCAACAAGTCAATTTGGTAATTCAGGATTTCAAAGAAAAACATTAACAACAAGTTTTCAAGAGTTTGAATTTGAATACGATGTACCAGCATCCACACCTACTAATAAAGACTATATAGGATTCCAAGGTGATGGTAATAATGGTATTGTTTTTATCGATGATGTAAGTATTACTGTTAAACATGATAATCCAAGAGCTGCAGCTATAATTAAAAATGGTAAAATTATAGGAATTGATTTATCTCATAATGGTTCAGGCTATACCGGTAATCCTACTATTACAATTACAGGTGGTGGAGGAACAGGTGCTTCAGCAAATAGTCTTTTAGTGCCAAGTGAAATAGCAAGTATATCTATAACAAATGCTGGTAATGGTTATGTTATTAACCCAACAGCATCTTTAACTAGTGGTGCCAATAATGAACTTAGAGTACCAGCTTTAAAACATATAACTGAACTTAGTTGTAATCATAATAATGTAGCACAAACAACTGGGACACAAATAAATCCAAAACAATCCACTGGTTCACAAGATGGTAGAACTTTATTTAACGGTGGATTACTTAAAATTGGTTCATTATCATCTGGAAATAATTGGACTATAACACAATCATCTAGTTCAACCAATAAATTTTTACCTGCACATAAGGTAAATATCAAAAATGATAATTTTAGAACTATAATAAATAATAACTATAAACAAAGAAAAGGTACAAGTAATTTTTATAATACACCACGTTTTTACAATACAAATAGAACAATTGAGTCTTTAGGCAATAAAACGTTGCAAACTATCGACTCAAGTGATATAAATAATAATAACACCAGTACTTTTGTACATATTGAATAATTAGGACAGGAAAATGCCAGCAATAATAACATCAAATTTTAGAACTTTAAACGCAAAACACTTCAAAGAGCAAATATCAGGCTCGAATGTGTATGTAGGTATAGGTAAATCAGACCCATGGTCGCTTACAACATCTAACACAGTAGACGGTACACCGACATCTCCACAAGATCGTTTAGACGATATAGGAGAAACTAGATCCAATTTAATTGGATTGAAAAAAATAGCAGCAGGTGATATCTCTCATGTAGTCCCAAGACATACATGGGCATCAGGCCGTGAATATGTAGCTTGGGATTCAGATGATGCAGATATTTTCGATAAAGCATTTTATGTAGTCACAACAGAATTTAAGGTTTACAAATGTATTGTAGCTCCAACTGGAGTTGCTTCAACTATTCAGCCAACTCAAACATTAACAGTACCTACAGCAGAATCAGACGGATATACATGGAAATATATGTACACAATATCTGTTGCTGATGCAGAAAAATTCTTAACAAATAGTTATATGCCAGTAAAAACAATATCACTAGGTGCAACTGCTACTGTTGCTACAGCAAGTTCATCAAGTACTACAGTAGTACTAACAGAAACAGTTGCAGCAATAGGTACGAAAATGACAGTATCAGGAACTGGTATTTCAGGCACACCTACAGTATCAGCAATAAATGGTTCAGTACTTACGTTATCAGATCCACAAAGTTTATCAGCAAATACTGTACTTACATTTGCTTATGCCAGTGATGCAGACGCAGAAGATGTTTTATCAGAATCAGATTATGCTCAATATTTAAACCAAAAAGCATCAAGAGATCACGCAAATGCGGGTGGTATAGAAAGAATTGAAGTGACAGCAGCTGGTACATCTTATAGTTCAACGCCAACGGCTGTTCTTACAGGTGACGGGACTGGAGCAGATGCTAGTAATAATTTAACAGTCACTATGGCAGGTACTGGTACAGAACAAACTGTAGCATCAATTGCAATTACAAATAAAGGTACAAATTATAGAGTTGCAGATATAACAATTACCGGTGGCGGTGGTTCAGATGCTGCTGCAAGAGCAGTGATCGCGCCAAAAGCTGGTCATGGTGTAGACCCATTAT